GTTCTAATTTCTTATACCAAGAAATATGATCCGCCAATTCTTCATAAAGTCTTTTTTCAAATTTATCATCTTCCTTTTTTAATTCTTTTCGAAACCATTCTAAATTATCTTTTAATTTATTTATCTCTTCGTTTTTATTTTCGTTTTCTTCAACAATTTTATTGTTTTCAATTTGTAAATTCTCAACAATTGTTTTGTGCTTTTCTAATAAAATAAACATATTTCTTTAATTTTAATTTCTTTTTATAATTTTTAATATTTCACTTATTCCAGCTACAATAATAGCATAGAGAAAAATTCCTGTCGGTATTAAAATCAATGCTCCAATTACTATAGAAATTGGAATCAACATCGGAGAAAGCACAATAAGCCAACTCCAATTGATATAATTAGTAAGTTTTAAGCCGATAAATAATATTGTAAGTAGTGAGAAAAAATTCATATATTTTAATTTAATTTTGTAATTGAAGTAAATTTAACATTTTAAAATAATTGGAGGTAATTTAGCTCCTTTTGATTTTGTATAGTCTGGTTTTCTTGGTGGCGGAGGTGGAGCGGGTGGAAGCCCATTTGAACATCCGTGACGAATTACCTTACGATCCTTAGAATTTTTTTGCTTAAAAATTCCAAAAAAAAACTTGGGTTTTTTAATTCGTGGTGGCTCGATTGGTTCTATTGGTGATTTTGTTTTAGCGTATATTCTCAAAGAGCAATTGCCATTAGCATCAACTTCATAAGACTCTATCTCAAAATCATTAAGATTTTTTAAAATTATATTATACAATTTTCCTTTTTCTTTTGGTATTAAAAGTTTTATCTTTTTTGTTATCATTTCTTTAGATAAAAAATGACTTAAGATTTCTGATTGTTTCATATATTTTTATTTATAATTATTAATTGATATGGTATCATCCTTTTTCCAAGCCTCGTGCAATTTCTGAAGCTCAAATAAATTAGCGACTTGGATTTTATTGGTTAAGTATAAAATTGTTAAATCTTTGTGAAGCAAGTTCCAAACTCGATTGCCAACGCCATAATCTCTCCACTGATCACAAGCTCCATTGTTATAATTATTTTGTATCGCAAATTGTTTTATTTGTCCGTTATAAGGTAATTCATTTTTATATTTTTTTAAAATCCACCTAAAAAAATAGTAGTCTCCATTAAATTTGATATTTAAATCAACTTTCTCACTGTTAATCATGGTTTTTCCCGTTGAAGATTCTTTACAAATAGCATAAAAATACAAATACATTTTTTAAAAGCAAATATTATTTTTAATGAAAAAAGAAATTAAATCACTTTCGTTTGAGCTAAAAAGCATTCAAGAAGATGAAGAGTATTTTACTTTTGATGGATACGCCTCAACTTTTGGCAATGTAGACCTTGGCGATGATGCAATAATGAAGGGGGCGTTTGTAGCTTCACTTGCAAAAAATTCATCTGTTCCAATTTTATGGCAACATCAAATGAGCGAGCCTATAGGAAAATCAATACAACTTAATGAAGATGAAAAGGGTCTTTACATTAAAGCAATCCTTCCAAAAAACGACACTCTCGTTTCTGGTCGTATTATTCCTCAAATGAAAGTTGGTTCAATTCGTGAAATGTCAATCGGCTTCTTTACTAGAGATTCCGAAATGGACAAAGGAATAAGATTAATAAAAGAAATTGAGCTATACGAAGTTTCATTAGTAACTAAAGCAATGAACCCACAAGCAATAGTTAGTGGCTTTAAATCAATGGAATCAATAAGAGATATAGAACAATCTTTAAAAGATATGGGATTGTCAAACTCAGAAGCAAAAACTTTGATAAGCAAAGTAAAAGAATTTTCTAGCCAGCGTGACGCTGAAGAAAAAGCTCATCGTGATGATGAAATAAAACAAAAAGTCATAAATGACTTAAACAGTTATATTATTAATTTAAAAAATAAATAAAATGTCAGATTTTGAAAAAAAACACATGGAAGCTTTAAACGCACTAAGGGACGAATCAAAAAAACTTTCTCCTGAGCAAAAAGCTGAAATCAATAACCTTCTTGACACACAAGAAGAAAAAAGCCAAGCTAAATTTAGAGAAATCAGCGAAAAATCTAAAAAGATTGAAGAGCTTGAAAATCGTTATAATTCTTTAGAAGCCGACCTTAAAAGAGGATTAGGCGGAGAAGAAAAACAAGCTAAAACTAATGAGCTAAAAGCTTTTGAAATTTACTTGCGTAAACAATCACAATTTTTAGGTCAAGAAGAGTTAAAATATTTAAGAACCGATGTTGATTCTCAAGGTGGTTATTTATTGCCGACCGAACTAGATGCGGAAATCATTAAAAAGATTACTGAAATTTCTAATATTCGTTCAGTTGCAAGAATTCGCCCAATGAGTTCTAAATCTCTTGGCATGCCAACTCGCTCAACAATTGTTTCTGCTGGAATGGTTGGAGAAGGTCAAACAGATACTTATTCTAATTCAACTTACGGCTTAGAAAAATTGTATGCAAAAAAAGGACAAGTGACTGTCGCTTCAACAATTGAAGAACTGGAAGATACTTCATTTGATGTAGCTAATCTTATTATGCAAGATGTCGGCGAAGAAATGGCTCAGCTTGAAGGAACTCAATTTACCTTAGGGTCTGGTGCTGGCAATAACTGCGAAGGGTTTATGACTAATGCAAATATTGCTGAAGTTAATTCAGGCGTAGCTGATGCAATTACTTTTGATTCTCTAATTACTTTAACTGGAGAGCTTAAAACTGGATACGCTCCAATTTATGGCATGAACAGAAAAACATTAGCGATCGTTCGTAAATTGAAAGATGGAAGTGGTCAATATATCTGGCAAGCTGGAAATCTAAGCGCTGGAGTTCCTAACCAAATTTTAGGATATAATTATATTGAAATCCCTGACATGCCTAATATCGGTGCTGGAACATTTCCTGTTATTTACGGCGATTTCAGAAGAGGCTATACTATCGGTGATAGAAAAGGCTTAACAATGATTCGTGACGAAGTGACTCAAAAGAAAGACGGTAAAGTAGAATTTACTTTCTACAAAAGATTTGCTGGCATGGTTACTCTTCCAGAAGCTTTTGTTAAATTAAAAATTGCTGCTTAATGTAGCTGGAGGGGTTCGCCCCTCCTTTTTTCAACTTAAATAAATTTTATGTCAAGCGTAGATCAAAAAAACAACATTAGTGTAAAAAATGCACTAAATATTCAAGCAATTTCAACAAACGCAACTACTGCTGGCGTTGAGATTGATACTCAAGGCTTTGAATCGCTAACTTTTGTTATTGAAACAGGAGCTAGAACAGACGGAACCGTTACCCCACTTATTCAAGAGTCTGATACTTCAGGTTCTTATAGTGGTTCAGTTGACGATAATGATTTGATTGGAACTGAGGCTTTAGCCGCACTTTCAACAGCTCAAGCTCGTTCAATTGTTGGTTATGTTGGTAAAAAAAGATATGTTAAATTATCTTTAGTTTCAACCGTAGTAACTTCTGGCTTAACAGCTGGAGCGACTGCAATTCTTGGAAATGCTCGTAGCAATCCAGTTGCATAGTTAATTAGAGGGGCGTAAAAACCCCTCTTTTTTAAATTAAATTTATACTATATGTTAATAAAAGTATTAAAAACTACCAAAGGTGCAAAAAATAAAAATGGTATTGAATGCCAAGAATATTTAGCTAATCAAACTTATGAAATGTTTGATGAATTAGCGGAAGTGTTTATATCAAATGGCTGGGGAGTTAAAGCAATTGATAATCTCGAAGAAGATAAAATTGAAATTCAAGAGGAAAAAGCTTTAGATATTTTAGAAAATAAAGCAATTGATAATCTCGAAAATAAATCTATTAAAACAAAAAAAGGTAAATAATTATGTCAAATGTATCAAACTATTTTAAACAACCCGCTTCTAACTCAACAGATAATGAATTAATTGTTGGTGGAACTCTTAAAACTGAAAACGGACAATCATTAAAGAAAGTTTTTCTTAACACTTATATCGGCGATATCTCAACTGCTGGTCAAATTTATGTAGTGTCTCCAGTTGCTGGAAAAATTACTAAAATTTACTCAGTAATTAATGGTGCAATCACTGGTGCAAATGCTATTCTTACTCCAAAAATTGCAGGAACTGCTATAACTGGCGGTGCAATTACTATAGCTTTCTCAGGTTCTGCAGAAGGCGATGTTGATTCATCAACTCCAACCGCTTTAAATGAGATAA